TTAGGCTTACGACCCATGTCACCCTTCATTTCACCTGCTTCAAACTGATTCACATCAGTAGGAGTAAGTAACATGCCAAGTGAGTCAATAACGAACATGACCTTTGGACGATCATCGGCCGGCAGAGTTTTATATTCTTTAACAAAGTCACTGATAACACGAGCCACGTCATCAATCATGGCCATGTTGAGTTTCAACATTTTATCGTCTGTGGTCTTGACACCCAATGCGTGTAACCAAGCCTCATCCAATGCGTTTTCTGAGTCAATCAGAATAACATAGATGCCTTGATCTTGTGCGTTCTTAATCAAGTTACCGGAGCAGATGTAAGACTTGCCAGCACCTGATTCACCTGCGAATACAGTTACTTTACCAAGTGGTACACCGTGATTGAAGTTTCCGCTGATTAAATAGTTGAGCGCATAGTTTCCTGTGCTGATCCAGTCAGTTGGATCGTTGAATCCAATAGAGAGACCTTCAATACTTTTTGTTACGCCTTTGCGAAACTTTGATAAGTCAAATGGTTTTGCCATATATATTCTTTCTTATTTGTTAGTGAAATTATACACACTGAATGGTTGCGTGTCAAGTAACTCCGGACAGCTTACAGCGATATTTTCTAATTCCCCGTCATTGGGGTAATGTCTAAGTGCGGCCCTTGCTCGGTCTCTGACTAGGCTAGGAACACGAGGTGTCTTGCCAGGGTCACACAATTCTTCTAAGAGTCTTCTACCTTGCTTGATGGCCCGATAGCGTTCATCAGGTAATGTCATATTACTTCTCCGTAAGACAAGGGAACTTTCGTCCCCTTGGTTACTTTAGACAGATTTTGTCTGGCGTGCGCGGATCATTGCTAGGATGTCAGTAGCTTTATCGCTACCAGCAGCTTTAGCTGGGGCAGCAATTGGGGCGCTGAATGATTCTTCAGCAGCTTTAACATCGTCTTCCCATGCTTGAGCCTGTGGGGCTGATTCAGCTACTGGAGCTGCTGCCGGAGCACGGGCGATAGTAGCAGGCTGTGCTGCTGGGGCTGGTCGTGAACCAGTGTTAGCTGCGCCAGCTGGAGCCTCAAGACCCCATGGACGATAGTAAGCACCCCAACGTTCCAAGTCATATGGTTGACCATCAACTGATGCTTCAAACATTTCCTTGATGATACGCAACTCAGCTTCACCTGGCTTCTTAGGCAAGAAGCTGGCCAGATCAAACAATCCATGAGTTTCAATTGCTGCTGCTTCTGCTTCAGTCAACGCGGATTCTTTGCGTGCCCAAGTTGAAGTAGAGTAATCAGCGTATCCACCTTTAGAAGATTTCTTGATGTTCAAATCAAGACCTTTAAGGTAGTCAGTTGGCAATTCTTCCATTTCAGGATCCATCAAGCTAGACTTGATGATTGTAAAGATTTGTGGACTGATGATAAAGCGACGAATAGGATTTGCTGGTGCTTTGTCTTCACCAATTGGATTAGCACGAACAAAGCCTTGGAACAAATACGAACGCTTTTTCCAGTATTTGTTAGCCATTTCTTTCAATGACTCATCCTTGTACCAAGGACGCACTTCTGCTAGAATAGGACAAACATATTCTGGTCCGTACATTTCCACACAAGGAACTTGTACTTCAAGTCGTTTGCTGTTTGAGTCACCTTTGACTCCGTTGAATGGAAGTTTGATGATATTACGCTCAACCCAGAAGTAAGGGTTGCTTGTATTTGCGTCAGGCAAAAAGCGAAGACCGGCAATGGTGCCTTCTTCCATGTTCCAATGCGGATAAATTGCGTTGTCACCTGCTGATGCTTTTGGTGCTGATTTGTTTTCTTGCGCTGCGATACGAGCGCGGATGTCTGCGAGAGATGTTGCCATGATAGTTTCCTAAATTTAAGTTGGTCTTCGTTTAATGTCGCTATCTCGGAATGAGATAACTAGCACTTAGAGTCTATTATATAGAAATAAACTCTGAATGTCAACTGTATTTAGTCCATCTGGCAAATTAAATAATTTTTTGTTGCCCGTTTACTTTTCAAAAGTTACTGTAAAGTCAGTACAGTTTCGGTACATCTGCGGAACTAGATTTCCCGTATCAGCTATCATAGCTGCTAGATTAGCAAAATCATCAGCATAATCAGCAGCCTTCAACGCATCAAGGACCGATTCCACACAACTTATGTGAGTGGTGTCAGACAAATCAAACAAGTCATCGTAAGGTGTACCTTCTTGTTTGACCAGTGCGTCAATAATTGCTGTCCATTCTACATTGGAAATATTCTTTGGTGTAAGAACACATAGAGTATCACATTCAGTAATTTCATCAAATGTAGAATGATGTACTCCCACTGAAGTTGCCTCAACAAACTTAAAGCTACTACGATCACTTGGGTCAGTGATATTATCACAATTCATCAGAGCATGACTGTACTGTGCCCATACTCCTGTTTTTACCCAAGATAAGAAACACACTAACACGCTGCTTAGATGGCTACGATTACCTGTTAAGATTACATAGTAACCATTGGCAAGTAGCTCAGCCAATTGTTCTTTATCAACTTCAGTAAAGGCGTGCTTCTTACTCCAAGATATTTTACTTGGAATGTCAGCAAGCCAGTGATATGCTTTGTACGCCAGGGTAGAATAATTAGCCATATTATCTACGATGATTCATAATTGCTCTGATACGATCAAGCGGATCTTCTTCTTTATCACATTCAGGAATGCTTAGCAAGTCAGTTGCTTCTTCAATGCTTTCATCCGCACCAACTAACTTACCTTTGAAAGGATGTTGCTTTGGATTGCTACCTAGTACCGGGCTAATTGTTTCAGCTTTCTCTTGTGGCCCAAGTTGACCAACACGCTTTTGATTTGCGTCTAGGTCTTCCGCCACATCTTGCTCTCGTGCATCACGCTCTTTACCACGTTGTATTAGTTTTGCTTGAAAATCTTGATCTGACATATCACGGTTATAATCTGGGTGAAACTGTTTATCAGTCTTGCGCTCTAATTCTTTCTTATAGCGATCTACATAGTTCGGTGAGTGTCCGTTTTCCGCTACGCCTTGCTCTTTATTAGCAGGGTTGTGCGGGTTCTTTGCCCAGTTTGCTTTGTTCTTTTCTACTTGTTCAGGACTTGCCTTCTTCTCTTTGCTTAGGTCGCGATACAATGCTTTGCCCAGTGCGCTTGTATGAGGATTCTTTTCAGCTTCCGCCACTTTCTTTTTACCACCATCACATGTTGGGCAAGGAATTTGTTTAGACTTTAGTGTAGCAGTATTAGGATTAATCCATGGGTGATTTGGTGTCTTGCCCTGTTCTGAATTTGTCCATACATAACGATTGCCGTTACAATGAGGGCATACTTTACTCTTGCCTTCGCCACCACGCATAACTGAACCACGCATATGATCTACATCGGGAATGCCGCCGTTGAATTTCAGGCCTGCTTCCGCCACACCTTTCTTCTTTAACTGCTGATTTAAAATATTCAATGCATCTTTTTTAACATCTTTAGATTTAACTGGAGTAACGGTTGATTCTGGACCACCAAGTTTATAGTTATCTCTCGAACCATATGTGCTGTGGCTTCTTGTGCCATCAGATTTCACACGACCTTTGGGTTCTTGGGTGTCACCTTCCGCCACACCTTGCTCGCCACGCTTCATAAGCATCATATAATACTTTGCTCTTAGTGTGTCGCCTTGCTTCAAATGTTGAATTGCTCTGTTTCTATTCCATTCAAAATCGTCACTACCTTTTGGTAATGCTTCCAATTTGGCCAATAACGATCCTCGGGTATGTTTGATCCCTTTGTCATTGTCATATGCTCCTAAGCCTTCCGCCACACCTTGCTGACCTGAGTTGGCGTGTGCCTTGGCAGCTTTTTCACTTTTAAAAATTTTGCGAGACCCTGACGCATTAGTTGCGACATATGAGCCGTCTTTGTTTTTCTTTACTCCACCACGGTGATCACCGCGTGCATCTCGTGCGCTATCTGTAGTTGGATCAGAACCTTCCGTCACATCTTCTTCTAAATCATCACCCATTGATTCAGCAACAAGGTCATCGGCCCAGTTTGATAATTCAGTTGTCTCTGTCATTTCGCTGATACTCTTGTTCAACTTACGCAGAATAGGCATAACGCTTTCAATACGAGGATCTAATGAGTTGCTTGAAAACATTTCGCTTAGATCGGTTGTATCGTCAGCATCTTCAGTTAGAGTAGGACTCCAGCTTTCAAAATATGACTGATATCCTTTACGACCGGACATTTTATGAAGAGTTTCACGCAATGATTGATAGTGCTGAATGCCTTCATTTACTAATGATTGAGTGGATTCATTAAACTGATTGTTACGAGTGGCACGAACGAATCCAGCCATCTTTGTATATTCTTCTACTAACGAATTGATGTGCTTGCCTGCGTCATCATACGGAGTACCGCCTTCAGCAATGTGGCGTGCGAATACACGAGCAATACCTGGCTTGTTTGTTGGTAACAAGAAACGCTCTCCATCAGCATTTTCAACAAAGATTTTCGCAATTG